AATATGAAAATGCCAGAAGGATTAGACGCTTTAGATGCGTTATTGTTGTTTGGTTTCAGGATAGTGAAGGAAATGCCAAAGACCAGCACATTAATCACCGGAACCGGCTACAGGCTTTGCAGTTCAAAGGTGGATGGGCTGTATCCGGACTCTGTATCATTATTATTTAAAGAGGTTGATGAAGCGCCTGAGTTTTACAAAAAAAGGCTGGTCCAAATGGGGAAAAGGATGAAATGAGTAAATTTTTTAAAGTGGATTCCTGTAATGAGTGTCCATACAACGAACAGTTATGGTGTGGTGAATACGCTAAACCTGAGAGGACCTACTTCTGTGCATACTCCCCTGTTCAATTTCTAATACCAAATGAGGGTAAATACGAGATACATCCGGACTGTGGATTGTTGGATATTATATATTTAGGACTTACTCCAGGCGAAATAGAAATAGCTATAAAGGGATACGCATGAATGATGCAGGAATGAAATACAGCGCTAAAGGCGAAATGGAGCTTATTGAGCAGTTATTAACCCCTGATATGATGCTTGAGCCTCTTAAATTCGTTATGTTCGCTTATCCGTGGGGAGAAGTCGGCACTCCTCTTGCTATGCGTAAAGGTCCGAGAAAATGGCAGAGACAAGAGCTTATTAACATAGGTAAGCACAATATTGAGAATCAGTTAAGGATTAATAGGGGCGAAGAGCCTCTACCGTATAACTTGGCGGTTTCATCAGGTCGTGGTACCGGAAAAACCACACTATTCGCTTGGATAGCTCATTGGGCTGCTTCTACATGGATCGGTTGTAGTGTCATTATGACAGCTAATACAGAGCAACAGTTACGGACTAGAACATGGGCTGAGTTGGGCAAATGGCATACTATGGCTATAAACAGCCATTGGTTTGAACGTACTGCCACTACTTTAAAACCTGCTAAATGGTTTGATGTATCCCTGCGAGAGAAGATGAAGAAGGACACGGCATATTACTATATTCAGGCTCAGTTGTGGTCAGAAGAGAATCCAGACGCATTTGCAGGTGTTCATAATGAAAATGGCGTAGTTCTGCTCTTTGACGAAGGCAGTAATATACCTGCTTCCATCTGGACGGTATCAGAAGGTTTCTTTACAGAGCCTATATTCCTCCGGTTCTGGCTGGTAATGTCAAACCCTCGTAGACCACAGGGAGCGTTTTTTGACTGTTTCCATAAGGATAGCGAATACTGGAATACACGGTTTATTGATTCAAGAAGTGTGGAAGGCACAGATAAGTCTATATACCAGAAGATTATAGATAAACATGGCGAGGACTCAGATGTTGCCAGGGTAGAGGTAAAAGGGCAATTTCCTCGTACCGGCTCCAACCAGCTTATCGGATTCACCACAGTTGAAGAGGCTGCGAGTCGTACCATAAAAAAAGAGGATGTTGCCGGTTCAGCCAAGATTCTTGGAATTGACGTTGCAAGATTCGGGGATGATTTATCTACAATCCAGAAGAGACAGGGCTTAATTGCCTTTGAACCGATAGAATTCTCTAAAGTAGATAATATGGAGCTTGCCAGTACCGTAGCCAATGTTGCTAATCAATGGAAGGCAGATGCTATTATCATCGGTTCAGGAGGCGGTCAGGGCGTAATCGACAGATTGAGGCAGTTAGGTTTCAATGTATTAGAGGTAGACGAAGGTGGCTCTGCAGACCGTAAAGACCTCTATCTTAACAAACGTATTGAAATGTGGGACAATATGCTTGAGTGGCTCCTGGCAGGTGGAGTCATACCAAACCACGAAAGACTCAAAGAAGACCTGTCATCACCGATGTACGCATATACACCAACCAGCAGCAAGAAAGTCCTTGAGAGCGTAGAAGCTATGAAAAAGAGAGGATTACCTTCTCCGGACTTTGGCACTTCATTGGCACTTACCTTCTCCGTTGAAATCGCTCCCACAATGGTACAAATTCAAGGAGGCATGGGTAAAGTAGTTGATAAATTTGATCCATTCAGCATACCTGCAACTAAATAATTTCGCATCATTTCACACAACCACGAAAATAATTCGCATTTTTTTCTTGACACTACGAATAAATATCGCTATAGGGTATGGAGATATTTAAGTATACTAAATATAGCATATATATTTAAGGAGACTCTTTATGTGTATGGGGGGAGGAGCGCCATCAATACCAGCACCACCGCCACCGCCACCGCCACCGGAGCCAGCGCCAACACCAGCCACTCGATCACAGCCTAAACTGGCAGATGCAAGCGTTAAGAAGGCTAAGTCTGATGTTGAAAATAAGGCGAGGGCATTTGCAGGTACAAGGGGTGGCACACTTGTTACAGGTCCGGAAGGGCTTGCTCAGGTCGAAGCAAATACTCAGAAGAAAACTTTATTAGGATAGATATATGTCGGGTGGAAGAAATCGTAGAGCAAGAGCTGGTATCTTTGCTGCAGACGCAGGAGCAAAGAATAGTTTTAATAGAAGCAGGTTTGATGTTGCTATTAGCGAAGGAGAGTTACTTGCTGATATTTCAGGGCAATTACCCTTTCATTTAGGACCAACAAGATTTGTTCAGCAGACTAATTACCCTATTACGAGGGGAAATCCAAGGGGATTCCTCGATTTAGACTTTAGGACAGGGAAAGAACTATCACAAGGCTTAACTGGCAATCCGCAGGTTGGTGGTGGAATATTTCTTGGAAATGCAAAAATGGGTGCAGAGGCAGCATCTATTATATTTGAACAGTTGGGAAGAAGTGATCCAGACAAAGCAGCAGAATTTAAGAATGAGTTTCTTACGAATACAGGCGCTCATACTGACGGAGGGCGTGGGTTCCTTTCAGGTGATTTTAAATTTACAGGGACATCTGCAAACCGTCTTCCACCTATACAAAATTCGGTTGCTAGGGGAGCAAGGGCAAGGCTTGGAGTTGGTGATCCTACGGTGGCTGATGCCACACAGGAAGGGAAAAAAAGAAAGAATTTAGGGGAAAGCAGGGGTGGCACCCTATTAACCGGTAATGCCGGTTTAAGTGATTCTGCCAATACAACTAAAAAAACTTTATTAGGATAAGCTATGCCACGTTTAGATTTAAGAAAGAAATTTGACACAAGGCTTGCTGATATGAAAAATATCAGGATTCCACACGAAGGTCCCTTAAAAGACCTGAGAGACTATATAGCTCCTAATCGTGGTAATTTTCTTGAAGATGAAGGGAATAGGGGTAAGCGAAAGGATCTTAAAATATACAATGGAATACCCACTCTCTCTGCCCGAACATTTGGCGCTGGAATGAAGGCAGGGGTAACAAGCTCCTCTCGTCCTTGGTTCCGGTTGGCTATGTCAGATCGTGGTCTTATGGAGCGTGATGATGTAAGGGCATATTTACGAGGAGTTGAGGAAAGGTTATATCAAATATTTAATAAGTCAAACTTTTATCCGATGGCTGCCGTATCATATTATGAATTGGGAGTGTTTGGCACGGCTCCCATGTCTATTAAGGCTGACTTTGAGGATATTGTACGGTTTGACACATATACGGTTGGGGAATACTGGATAGCCACTAATTCAAGAGGGGTTGTTGATGTTCTCTATAGAAGGATATGGAAAACTCCTGTTCAGTTAATTGAAGAATTTGGCAAAGAAAATGTTTCACATGAAACAATTACAAAGGCTAATACGAAACCTGATGATAAAATTAAGGTAATTCATGCCGTTGAACCGAATGATGAACGTATTCCGGATATGATTGATGCAGAAAATAAGACATATAGAAGCGTTTATTATGAGGAGGGCAGCAGGGCTGACGAAGGCTTTTTGGCTGTATCAGGCTTTGATACATTTCCTTATGTCGTTTCTCGTTGGTCCGTTAATGCTTCAGATCCATACGGTACCGACCAGCCAGGACTAATAGCTCTTGGCGATGCTAAACAGTTACAGGCAGGAACATTCAGGAAGGCAGCAGGGCTTGACAGAAACCTTAATCCACCATTACAAGCACCGGCTGACCTCAAAAATCAACGGATTATGAATGTGCCTGGTGGCGTTACATTTGTCAGTAGCTTTAGTGGCTCTCAGGGTATTAAACCGATGTATGATGTCCGCATCCCCCTTCAAGACATTATACAGGATAATTTACAGATAGAAGAGCGTATAAAAGACGCTTTTTTTGTTAATATGTTCCTTGCTATACAGGCGAATAATAGACCACAGGATATGAAGGCTGAGGTTGCGTTCCAGATTGACAAGGAAAGGCTTCTTATGTTGGGACCTGTGCTGGAAAGTCTCAATGAAGATTTCCTTAATCCTCTCATAGACAGGGTATTTTTCATCGCTCAAGAGGCAGGTGTTCTTCCGGAGCCACCTGAAGACCTTGCTGACCAAGACTTAAAGATAGAATATGTATCTTCCCTTGCTAAGGCTCAGAAGGTAGCAGCAATAAGCAATATGGAGCGATTAAGTGGTCTTATAGGGTTATGGGCGCAGTTTAATCCTGACGTTATTGATAAGTTTGATTTCGACCAGGCAACAGATGAAGCCAGCGAAATACTTGATGTGCCTACAAATATTATAAGATCTGATGAAGATGTTGCTGAAATAAGGAAAATAAAGCAACAGATGAAGCAAGGTCAGATAGCTCTTGAGTCGGGTGTCGCTGCAGCAGGGGCAGCCAAAGACCTTGCAAACGCACCTGTTGGCACCGGTAATATGCTTGAACAGCTTGCAGGGGTAACGCCAGCTTAATATGAAAGATAATATAGGCATAGAAGGCGAAGATAAAAATATAAAAAAGCAGGATGTGTTGCTCAAGGCAGAAGCTCTTAAAGATAACGCATCGGTATTAGAGGTAATGGATACTAAAGGTGGGAGGCATTTTGTATGGGTTATATTATCTGAATGTGGGGTTTATAGAGATGGGTTCGACTCTGATCCATACATTCATGCCAGAAATGCCGGAAATCAGTCAGCAGGGCTGAGATTGTTACATAAAATTTTAACCGTGTGTCCGAAAAAACATGAGTTGATGTTTGCGGAACACAAATATCAGGAGGAAAACGATGAAAAGTAAAATGGTTCGTGAAGAAGAATTTGAAACCCTTACTGATGGTGGGGAAGAAGAGGGTGCTGAGGATAAAGGTGTTGAGGAAGGTTCCGAAGATAAAACAGTAGATCCGGAAGTTGCAAAGAAAGCTCTGTATCCGAGTGAGGAAAATAAAGACGAAGCCAGGGGAGAGGACAGCGAGGCTAAAGAAGGAGAAGAAGGGGAACCTGAAAAGCCGGAAGAAGAAATTAAGGCTGAGGAAGACAAAGGGGAAGAAAAAAAGGAAGAAGGCAAAGAA